ATTAGCAGTTATAGCAAAGGCCAGTTCCGTAGAAGCAGCAGAGAATATCTTTTCTCCTCTACACGCTAGTACTTTGTCTCCAAACTTAGCTACGCCTATTACCTTCTCGTTGATACTGGCTGTATGTGGTACTACATGATTGACAAACCTACGGTAGCCGTTCATTCTCCTGTAGCCGCCCTCAACGTCAGGCTCAAAGTTCTCTAGTACTAGAGCTTCCCCCGGTTGCATAAGAAAAGAAGAACGGTTCAAAACTAAACCGCCCTCACAGTTAAATGCTGCAGGTTGTACTTGAGAACTATCTGGCATTAAAAGGACACTCCAGAGTTAGAACTTGTAGGTCTGTTTATTACAGTAGACCTGATGTAATCAAACTTGTTAACTAATAAGCTTTGGATATTCTTAATGCCATCCTCAAAACGGTCAAAGTTAATCTGGTACTGTTGCATCTCACCTCTGTACTGGTAGAGGAATGCTGCAGCGCCATCTGTAATGACAGGTTTAAATCTATTAGGAATACTAGTAGTGTCGCCGTGTGCAGTCAAGTCATCAGGGAACGTAAAGAAATCATATAGTAGTGTGTACTCTTTATCAGGGTAAGGGTACAGTAAATAATTGTTATCAAGGGTGCGTACAATGTACTGAGGCACACCTCCGTTATCAAACTGTGTAACTACTACGCCACTAGCGTAAGCTGCAGCAGTAGTACCCTCAGCACCTCTTGTGCAACCTGTAAGAGTATTGCCTGAGATAGCAGTATAAGAGATCAACTCACTAGCTATGTAGACACTGCCTGATGCTGCAAAGCCTGTAGTTGAAACAAGGGTCAGGGTAGTCACAGAATCTGTGTGTGTGCCATTCAGAGTTGTAGATTCAATTTCATCTTCTTGAGTTGCGAACTCTTTGCTTATGTATTCATTGTAATTAAGTCTTTTTAAATTAACCCCTGATGCACTGAGATCAGTATTCTTTTTTATTCTTGCTGTATTGTAATCTATGTATTTTGTACCAGTTGGTATGGTGTATCTTACTACACCCGGAACTAATGTAGAAGTGTTAGTGGAATGATTAAATGGGTATGCAAATTCTTTTTGATTAATGTGTCGTATAGCTTCATTGATAGCATTTTTAGATTGTACTTGAACACCTCTAGCTGAAGTAAAATCAGCAGAAGTAAGCACGACTTCATTCATTCTAGTGAGAACGTCATTCGTTAGTTCAAGGTATGTCAGAGCCATTATGCTTCCTTAAAATGTAGCAATGGGGCCAGCACAAAGCCAGCCCCAAAGTTTAGTAATGTATTACAGCAAGTCACGCTGGGCTTCAGCAGCCTCAGTATGAGCAGCCGAAATATCTGCAATTACTGCATAGACACGTAAGCGTCCAGTTGCAGCAGCAGCACCAGCGATAACTACATCAATGGTATCTGACGCAGCGACAAGAGCTAATGCAGCAGCAGCATAAGTAGATGCAGCACCAGTGTTTACAATGTTAGCTTCGCCGTTAGTACCAAGTACAAGGTATGTACCAGCAGCAGCATCAAGTGCAGCACCGTCAACAATGTCATCTCCACCAGCAAAGTCAATATTACAAGTACAACTTGCAGTAAAGGACTTCATGATTTCCGCACCACCAGCAAGCATTACTGATTCAGAAGGGATTTCAAGTAGTTGGAAAATGTCACCATTAGCAATGGTAGCACCTGCAGCAATCATAGCATCAATATCTAAGATTGCTTCAATGGTTCGTACAGCATTACCAACAACTGTTGGAACAGCAAGAACGTTTGCCCCAACACCAGCGGTAGTACTGAGAGTCATATCAAAAGTAGCCATAGTTTATATCTCCCCTATGCTGCGTTATAACGAGCAGTTACGATTGCTTCTGGACGAAGAATCTTCCTGCCGTATAAATGCATACCACGAACAATGTCAGCAAAGCTGTCAGGGTCACGATATGTTTCTGTCTTGTTGATTTGCTCAGCAGTTGCTACAGCAGAATCATGGCCAGCTATGATAACACCAAAGTTAGTCAGCTGATTAGCTGTACCTGATGTACCTGATCCTGTGCCTAGTGCTGGCAAATTGGATGAGGAGTATACACGGAAGCCGTGGAAGTTGTTAAGGGACAAGCCATTACGCAACCCACCTGATTCACCAAAGTCAGCATTCATAAAGCGGGAATCTTCATCAGCGAGGATTTCCATGAATACTGGATCGACTACAAGCCATCTACCTTGTGAGTCTACCTGTTGCTGATCAAGCAAACGCTTCATGCGTGAGATAATCATAGCAGGAGAAACAGTAGCTGTTGGCAAGGAAGTAGCACCGGGCATACGTGCAGTCACAGGAATTGAGTGAGTGCCAGCAGAGGCAGTAGTGATGTTACCAAAGTCGCCTTTATGGAGCTGCATTGAGGATAGTAACTCATTCGCACCTGCAGTTGATACAGCCTTAGTACCATTAACAGCTGTGTTCAGAGCACTAGCTTTGCTGTGGTTAGCAGCTTGTGCGTAGCCAGCCATGTAGCCAAGAACTTCTTGGTCATGGTTGTCAGCCAAACGATAGGCAGCACGGTTAGTTGCAAGATCCATGAAATTGACGTGGCTGTGTGCCTCTTCAATATCGTCCATCTTAAAGGCAAAATAGTTAGCCTTATCAATGACTAAGGAAAAATCAGCATCCTCTAAATCTTGTGCTGTGACATTTGTACCACGTGCATACTGCGAGACAGAAATTTCAGGTTCTTTGATAATTTTTACGGTATCTCCCTGACTGGCGATTTCTCCCATGTAGTCGGAGTTAGTAATGTCGCCAGCTACTGTGCTCTTGCGGAAAGCAAGCTGTACTTTTTTAGAATAGATTACGGGGCTAAAGTTACCATTTGGTAAATTGCCGTAACCTGTTGCGGTTGTAAAAGCCATGGGATAAATCCTCCATTAGGTGTTTGGCTTATGATTAATAAGCTAAACTAACCGGATAAGAGGCTAAATGTTTTAGGGTGCATATAAGTGTGAGTCATAAGGATCAGTTATGTAACTCAGGTTATACGGGCCTATACTTATTTAGGTGGGTCTTATATAATTGGTGTGTTTAGACTTAGCGAGGTAGTGTTGTCTTAAGTGCAAGGTAGTCTTTCTTACGAGAGGCTTACACTTAATGTAGAGACACCTATAGTTATACTAGGTACACTATAGATGTCAATGCCTTATTTACTATTATCGTGCTCCGCCTGTCATATCGTAGTCAAACTTTCCAGCACGGATTGCTTCCATAATAGCATCTGATTGTTTATCATACTGAGCAGCAGTCATCTTATGTACTTGCGACTCAGAGAAGTTACCAGAAGAATCACTTTGATCTGGCCTAGTTGTACGCTTAGTTACAACAGCAGAGGCTGCAGACTTGGATGTCTTCTTTCTAGTTTTAGTATCTAAACCTTTGTCTACTTTGTATAAATCAATTACACGAGTAACAGAGGCAGGGTCTTCAGCATTCTCATATAGAGCATTCTGTACCCACTTAGGTTGTTCTCCTGCCCAATCATGGAAGCCATCACTAGAACGTAATTCATCAAAGTCAGGGTGCATAGCCCTAATCTCTTCTTCCATCCTATTGCGGTCAGACTCAGCACTAATGCGGTCAATCTCTTGTAAGCGACTTTCTGCACCAGAAAACTTCTCTTGTGCTTTCTTCTCTGCAATACGTTCTACAATAGCAGCTACATCAGGATACTCACGTGACCATGCTTCTATGTCTTCATCAGACTTAGGAGGGCGAATGTCGCCACGCTCTTGTGCATTATCTAGCTGAGCCTTGATAGCCTTAAGCTCTTCAGCTTGTTTGTTCTGGTGGCTACGTAAGTCACTGTAACGTTTCTTGTAGGTCTTCTCTTCACTTGAGAGTTTCTCATCCCCCTCTTCAGCGTCCTTAGACTTAGCGGCTATGGGAAGATCTTCTTCTTCTTCCTCACCCATCAATTCTTTAAGCTCTTCTTCCTGCTCTTGGATGCGGCGCTTGTTTGCGTTACTGAAATTAGGATCAACGAATCCTGCTGAGCGTGGAGTTTCCACTGCTTGTAGTTCTGCCATAGTAGTTCCTTTATGTGGGGCCAGCCTTAGCTGGGTAGCCTTATTGTTGTTGTCGGAGTAGTATAGTTATTTCTTCTTAATCATCAAGCCGCCTTTGTTTCCTACAGTGTATTCTTCCGCACCTTTAATTCCAGATTTCTTAGCATACTCTGTATTTGTTTTCGCTAACTTCCTTTCAGCATGAGCTTGTTGTGCTTGTTCATTAGCTCTGTCAGTAGCAGTTCTTCCACTTTGATTTGCTACCGTTTGTGGAGTTGAGCTATACGTTTCAGCTTCACCAATTTCTTTATTAAGCTTATCTTGTGCAGCAGACCTCTTAATAGCAGACCAGTGATTTTGATTGTCTTCAAGTAATGCTGCAGCGGTTTCATCACCCCTAGTATTATTAAGTATAGATGATATTATTTTATTTGGTTTTGCACCAAGACGAGAATCTTTCCATTTTTTAAATGCATCATCCATTGTAGCGTCTTCTTCTTTGGTGCCTGAGTTTCTTAAAGTTTCCATGATAGTTAAAAATTCAGAACCCTGTGCAGCTTGAAAAACTTGTCCAAAAGGTGCATTACCAATTGTGGAACTTATAATGCCTTGTTCTTTATTTAATGCAGCTAGGGTTTGTTGACGTAGAATATCTGGATCTGAAAAATTATACTTCCCCATCCAAGCATTAGGGTCTGTTTCCCCTAACTTTTTTAATGCTCTCTTCTGATCAGCATCACCTCCACCTGCGTAGTATGAATCCGGCATTCTTATTTTACCGTTAGGCATCATTTGACCTATAGCGACACCACCTCTTTGACCTGCATTTGGATCTCCTAAAGACAAAGCAGAACCTGCAACAGTTGGTGCAGTAACAACAGGAGGTGGTGCGTAGCCAACAGGAGTAGTTGGACCAAACGAAGAGTAGCCTAAGCCATACTGAAAGGGGTTAAAATTAGTATCAGCACTTGGTTTACCAACACCAGT